CGCTGTTTTAAGTGTGCGCGGAGCCTCGTTCCCCTTAACACTATCTAACTAGTATATACGAAATCAAAACAAAGTCAATAGTCTATAAACAAAAACCCCGGGTTTTTTATGCCCGGGGTAGAAAGTCTAATCAAATCAACAACTTACACTCCGGTTATTCTACTGCTCCTGTAATTCTTGATGAAATATAGGCGCAACGGTCTTTACCCATTTCTTCACGGGTAAAGTTACTTTGCCATATATGTAAGTTACTGAACATGACTTTATTTATACCAAGTTATTACTTGGCTGCTTCGGCTGGTGCTGCTTCTGGAGCAACTGCTTCGGCTGCTGGAGCCTCTGCTGCTGGTGCTTCAACTGCTGCTTCTGGGGCAGGAGTTGCTTCAACAACTGGGGCTGCTTCTACTGCTGCTTCTTCCTTTGCACCGCAACCAACTAGTGCTAGTGCTGCTACGCCAAGTACTAATACGTTCTTCATTTTTTTCTCCTAGGTTAAATGAAAATGTGAGCATTGCGCCCACGCTTTATTTATACAAGTTTGAGTAATCAGTAAATATTAATATGGATTTTAATGCATTTAGTCATGGACAAATACAAAGTAAACTTTGGCTTTGTGAAAATTTAGAACCTTTTATGAAACCAAATAGCACCATTCTAAATTTAGGATGTTGGTATAATTTATTAGGTTTATTGTTATGCATGAGAAATAACATACAAATAAAAAGCGTCAAAGGCATAGACAAAGATATGGAAGCGATTACTTTAGCAAACAGTTTTTGCCAAAGTTTTATGATACAACCTAACGTAAAAATACACAATGAATGTATGGATGCGAATTCTTTAGATTATTATGGATATGATCTTGTAATTAATTGTAGTGTAGAGCATATGGAAAGCAAGGAATGGTTTGAGAAAATCGTTCCTAATACTTTAGTATGTTTACAATCAAGTAACAGAGTTACAGATGATCCTGTATGGGATATTAAAAATCCAAATCCTAATTTCGAAACTTTTAAAAATAAGTTTGTGTTATCAAATACCTACATAGAGAAAACCTATCATTTCCAGTACGATGAGTACGGATATGATAGGTTTATGATTATTGGTAAAAAGTAATTATGGCTCTATTGGAGGAGCGATTTTACTAATAGCATTCACTACAGAAGCAATTTTACCTACGTGCTGTAATTCTTGAACACTCATACCTTCCTGCTTTAAAATATCATAATGATTTTTTACACAGAAATGGCACTTACCAATGATGCTAGCTGCTAGAGCATACATTTCAAATTTCTTCTTGCTAACTCCACCATGATTAGCATATGCATTCATACGTAATCCTGCAGGAAGACCTTTTAGTTCAGGATCTCCTGTCATTTCTACATATGGATACCACATATTGTTCATAGCCATTAGCGAAGAAGCTGTTTTTGCTGCATCTGCCTCATGCACATAATTTGAAAATGTTTCATCAATTTGTATAAGGTGTGCTAAAGGACCGTTACCGCTAGCAAGTGCTGCAGCAAGTGCTACAGCGTGTGTATCTTCTACACTCAATGGGCTGCGATTGATTACACTATCAAGATTTAACTTGATATCTTTACTCCAATCAGGAATACTTTCTTTAACTTCTTCTACCCAGTTCATATTAAAGAGCCTTTAGTGTGTCGCCGCCGACTGTACGATTACATGGACATAGTTCGCCTGTTTGGCAAGCGTCTAGTACACGCAATGTTTCTTCTGGGCTACGACCGACGTTCAAGTTGTTAACAGTAACGTGCTGAATGACATTTTCTGGATCAACGATGAAAGTTGCGCGTAGTGCTGCACCAGCCGGCTTATAAAATACGCCTAATTGATCGACCAAGCCTTGTACTTCTTCTCCGAATTCATCATTGTCATAAACATAATGCTTGCGCTGAGTATCGGCGAACATCCAACTGTTAGTCTTCTTTAAATCGTCATGTGATGCGCGCCATGCTAACTTACAGAACTCGTTGTCTGTTGAGCCGATCAATAATACGGCGTCACGGTCAGCGAAATCCTTGTTCAACTTATCATAAGCAACGATTTCAGTTGGGCAGACGAAAGTGAAATCTTTTGGATAGTACACGATTACTTTCCACTTGCCTTGAAAACTCTTATCCGTAATTGTTTCAAAAGCATCATCTGGGGTCAACTTACCTGGCTTTACTCCAGTAACTGCAAATGCAGTCAACTTATCTCCGACTGTTTTCATTTTGTTCTCCTATATAGAATGAGTACAGTATATAGTAGCACAATCCTTGTGCCAAAGAAATTATTTATACAAAAAATTGATCTAAAGTTGCCCATATTAAAACTAGTATGGGCAAAACTATTATAAGTTTACCTATTATAGGTCGTGCTGTGGTGTGTTGATGGCAATTTTTACAATTATGCCGTTTCAAATTCTGTTTTTCTTTGTGAAGCATCTTGTACTATCTGTGCTTTTCTTTCTGGGGTAGCATCCCACCATTCTGTAATTTCTTTTGCAGTTCTAAAGCAACCTATACATACACCGCTTTTTACACGGCAAATTGCTACACACGGAGATTTAACTTCGTTACTCATAAGAGGACTCTAATTATGTTTAAATTTTTGGGGGATTTGGGTTTTTCTGAACTTTGTATTTATTAATTTGATTTTTTCTTGACCAAGGTGCGTTTGATTGTTTATTTTGTTTTACTATTTCTTTAATTAATTTTCTGCCCCCGCCAATTCTATTAAGATCAATCACAATTAGAGCCCCTGTATTATTTATTATATTTATACTCAATTGTCTTCTTGAATAATGATCCAACCTAGCTTTAGTAGGTCCGATCTAATCTCGTCTGTGACTAAACTTTCAGGTACATATCCTTTCATATCAGCACCTTTTTTATCGTGAAAGCCCATGCCACTACAATACCAATCTATGTAATCACCTTCTCCACGTAGATCGGCGATAATTTCGCCTGCACTACGCCAACTACAACCCCAACGTTTATCTTCTAGTATAGGCCATACATCGTTTTTTACAAATTGATTATTACACATGGCAGCGTATAGGTTTTGTGCGTAACTTTCACTTTCACATACTTTATTACGAAACCATTCGCTAGCCATCATTTCTAGTTCTAAATCAAAGTGTTTGGATTCCGTCGGTTCCATCTTCATTAACCTCTATCCACGTATAATCGCCTAACCATTTTACTCTACAAAAATATTCATATTCCTCTGGCTTATTTGCATGCCAATCGTTAGGTCCTAATGGTGTTAATATTGATTTTTCTCTCTTCACATCCCATACTAACCAATAACATTGATTATGATACAACTGAAACTTATATTCAGCACCGTGAACCATGTCCGTAAGTTGTAAACGTCTTTGTATCTGTTGTGCTTGTTTTTGTAATACATTAACAAGTTCCATGATACGATTGTATTCTTGATTAGCGTGTAATCTTGCCACGTTAATCATAATATCTTTTTGTTTAGTTACGGGAACTAAATCAAATTTAGGTGCGCCTACTTCAGTTGGATAGTTACTGACATTGCGATTGAAAAAGGAAACTAGAGAGTTACCGACTGTTACATCGAAACTCTCTACTCCTTTAGCCGAATTATTTTTGAATGGATTATCGCTCACATACTATTTAAAGAAAACTAATGCCATCAAAATACTTTGCATGATGAATCCAAGACCGATAATCACAAGACTGACAACGTTCTTCTCAAGAATAGCCTTGATATAGAACAATGCCATAGCTGCCCAAAGAATGATAACCATATCGATGGGCGGTGTGTTATCTGTTAGTCCAGTCATCAATCCAAACAAACTTGGAATAGTGACTGCGTGTAATGCGATAAGACCAGTCCAACCGATACCATCAATACTGACTTGGCGAATGCTTTGCTTAAACTCTAACCAAAGTTTACTGACAAAGTTTACAACCATTTCTTTCAACACACTAAATGAAACTTTCATTTTATCCTTCGTAGAAAATATGAGTACCAATCTTAGCAATACGCTTCAACTTCCAATTTGGATTTACATAATCAGCATGATAATATAATGCCTTCTCAATGCTCTCCAACTTGAAATCTTCTAAGAATACCATCTTAGCCACACGATAACTTTCTTCGTATGCTTCATCATCAACTGGACGATTGCGATGTTTGCTATCGCAATACCAACTGAATTGACAAATCACACGCTCAGTAAATCGTGTTTTTTGGTAAACGACAGCACATACATCTCTAGGGAACTTGTTGCTGTTTACACGATTGAGTGTGACTTGAGCCACAGCCACTTTGCCTTCGAACGGCTCATGACCTGCTTCACGGTACACATTCATGGCAAGACAATCTAGACTTTTTTCTACTTCACTAGCAGTCATGTAGTCTGGATCAATCTCACGTTTTTGTAGATCATCTACTTTCTTGAGTATGACAAAGTTGGTTAGTAATACAACTATGACAAGCCCGATGAGTAGATTAATTCCTCTCAACGATTTTTCCATTTGTTTTCTCCTACGTTAGTTGGCTAACTTCAGGTAATACATTAAGTATGTAGTGTAACTAGGCTCGCTTTATTAGACAACTATTTTGGGCATATTATACCCAACAATCGCAATTGCATTCAATTACATTATCAATTGCATTACCTATATCATAGTTGCTAGGTAATAACACACTACTAGTGTATGGAACTTGTAAGTTAAATGGCACTGCAGGAATATTAGGCCATAACACTCCCGGTAACCCTAACGTACCGTCTGTCGGTACATCTGGTATGGTTCCGGTGTTTGGTAATTCAGGTCCAGGAGTAGGGGTGTAACCTCTGACTTGAAATTCGTCTGAAGTCGTACCTGTTGGTACCACGGTTCCTACATTTACTATACTTATTGGATTAGGATCTCCTATAGTAAGTGGTCCTGTTAAATCACCATATGGTCCAAGATTACTTATGTTTAAAATACTAAAAATGTTACCAGGACCTGTTCCGTCTGTATACTTAAATGATAAATCATTAGGATCATAATATCCTACAGGAATAGGAAATAACCTATCTCCGTCACAATTTTCTTTATCGACAAATGCAGGAATAGTAAACTTGCCTAATGATGTATCAATACCTTCAACTGCATCAGGCAACGTACCGTTGCTATTCAGTATTTTTTGCATTTGTTCGTTGAGTGTGACAGGTATATTGTTATCTAAATCAATACCAATAGAACCCAACCTTACTTGATTTCGTTCTTGACGCATCATAGCAATTAAGCTTTGGCCACCTATAGTACAAAAATCAGCAATCTGTTCAAGAGTTTGCGCTGCACCGTGTGGCTCAGTGTCTTGTGCTAGAGTAGGTATAGTATCAATCATACCTAGAAGAGATTGTGGGTATCTTGCCATCCAGGGATAATAAGGAATTGGAACCGGAGGTGCAGCAATATATCTACTACGTTGTTCAATTTTTAAGGCTGTACCTGTCACGTTCCATAAAGTATTTAGGGCTTTGCTTGCTTCAAAATTATTAGCCCCTGCTGTTTGTATTGCAAAAATTTCGTCGTTAGCTTGTGTGATGTAGGCATCGACAACCGCATCCATATCTGTCAAATATCCGGTCCATCCATCGGTCCCGGCTGGCACATTAGAGCCGCCCGTAGCCTTGTCTCCATTTGCTTGTACAGGCAATGTAGCAGTAGGAGGACATTCAATAGTAACTGTTAGTCCAGGATCAGTAGGTGTTGCACTTGAACCTGATCCATATAATACACTACTACCAGCTGATGTTAAGACAAGAGTGAGGACTTGACCAAATGTTCCCGGTACGTTATTAGAATTAGTATCTATAGCACAGCTTGCTGTTGCTCCTGAAGTTCCTGAAATAGTTACTGTAGGTGCTGATGCACCTCCCCTGCCATAACCGCCTCCTGCTTTAGTTAGAGTAACTCCGGTAATTTGATAATAATAATTATAATCTGTAGATGGTAAAGGTTGCGGTACTGCAGTTTGTGTGCTTTGCACAGTAGCAGTAGCTCCTTCCCAATCTACAGCCAAATATAATTGATCATAAATGTTATCAAGTTTTCTTGTTTGTAGTTGCTGTATGTAACCTTTTATTTCTCTCCAAGGATAGGGAAGTCCGCTCATCGCTCCTACAAAATCACTCATGCTAAAAGTACCGTATACCGCACTTCCCAATGCAATTTTACTCAACGCTTGATTACATAAAAATTCATTAGTGGGTATATTAGTGCCGTTAGTTAGCGGTAATCCGTTATTTGTTTCAAGTGAAAATACTACTTGTGCAAAATTTTCAAAGTCAATGGTGTCAATGCGATTAATTTGTTGCATAGACGAGCTAAAGGCTCCAGCTAATACAGCTAGGTCATCAGGTATTATTCCTTTGCAGTACGATCCAAATCCTTCTACCGGTAATTGAAAATTTAATTGCTCTGCCATGATTAATTTTTCTCAAAATTATAAGTGTTTCTATCTATTATCACATTGTGGTGTAATATAAACGATCCCGGACGCTCACCGGCCCAGAAGCTGTTGTCCCCTGTATCAATCACTCGCACAAATTTCATACCAACATCTTCTAATCCAACAACTTCATCATACCATGTAACGCCGTTACGCATGACTGCTACACGTTTACCGTAAACTTCTGTTGCTGGAATAAATCCTTTGTCTTTTGTAAGTATAGGCGCAGTCGTACTACATACAAGTGTTATACCATCTGCTGTGCTAATACGCACACAAGGCTGATAATCGTTTAATGTCTTGACAACTTGTCCATCTACTACTTGTAAATCTTCTTTACCTAAACTAATCTTCATACCACTTTCTAACATCCATGCATTAGTTACTGGACGTTTATTATGCTGTAATTCGGTTTCGATTAATGGTATATAACTTTCTAATGCCACACATCCACCGCCGCCACCTCTAAACTTTTCTACAGGTGGTTGTTGTGTAGGTGGTTTTGTTTCTATAGGCTGTACAATCTCTTGTATAGGTTCTACTACTGCAGGCGGAGGCACGATGACAGGTGGTCGCGCAGGAACAGAAGGAGGAATAGGTAATGCGAGTAATTGAGGATTTAGTAATCTATTAACAAATAATAGATAATAAATTTTGCTATTAGCAGGACTGTCGTTAGTGTTATAAACGGGAGTAGTTAGCGTAGTAAAACTTATAGGGAACATTTTCTTAATATCTAACAAATCAGCTAACGTCATCAATCCTTTAGTTTTACAACGTATCACATCTAATATTTGTACCAAATCACTTCCTGTACACTGGCTCATAGCATTATATAATTTTTGCTCTTGCTCAAATGTAGCTGCTTCTGCACTAAGTATTCCATTAATTTCTTCTACAGTAAGGTCTGCACCTAACATCAAAATATTTAAACTATCGCTCACTGCACCTGATACTTGTAATGTATACAATAAGGTTGAAGGTAATCCAAAGCTATCAAGCTTGTTTAAACTAATTGCTTTACCTAAATTAATTAAATCTTGACCAAAAGCCTGGGTTGACAAACTCACACCAGTTATATCTGCTGTGATTAAGTCATTCATGCTGCTATAAGAGCCTTCAAGATATTTTAGGCTGTTACGCATAGACATTATTCCATCATTAGTTTGACTTCTAAAACCTTCAATTAAATTAAAGAAGGATGTATACCATTTATATTCTGGTGTGACATGATTTACTACTGGATTTCCCCAATTGAAATCTTGCCATGCTTGCAGAGCTAAAGCTCGTACCCAGCCCCACTGAGTGATGCTACTATTGTTATTGCTAGTTGTCCAAGGATACCAAGTTGCATTTTGCCCTTGTCCTGTGTCTCCCTCGATTGGAAATCCTGTAGTAGCTTCACCACTCCATTGATCACTAGGATCATTAATCAAATAAGTAGGAGGAGGACTGTTTCCTAATGCCGGTATTCTACTAGCACCTATAGACACTAACCTATCATATGTTTCATTAGATAATCTATAGCCCGTAGTAGAGCCTGCTACAGGTAAAGTTGCAGTTACATTTTGATAGGTGCCTGCAACTGCTCCAGAAATTATCCAAACAGATCCTGATCCTTCAGTACCATTACCTTCATAAACCGGAGCTTGACTTAATAAAGTTCCTATAGTTGTGCTACTATCTACATCGACTAGTTGTTGGCCTGCTTGCAACGTGCCGTTAAGCAACGACCCAACAGTTAGTCTATCACCTGATATTGTACAATCAGTTAAATCAGCAGTGTAGCCAGTCTGACAATGTTTATAACCATTATTGATTGTGTAGGTTAATTTCTTTAAGACAGTATCATTAACTACTTCGCCGGGAGTATAATCATTATTGTACTTACTTCTGCCGGTATAATCTTGTGTGACAGAATTGATTGACAGCCCTTGATTTAACAATAAAGAGCTTAGTGTGTTTACTCCTAAAGGACTTTGTTTACCACTAAAACTCATTAGATCATTAGCCGCCTACTAATACAGTAGCATTTTGTGTAGAGAAAACCATGCAACCGCATGTAGTTTTATCTGCCCATCGTAAAGGGGGAAGTCCCTCTACAAGCACTTTATAACATGTAGGAATAGTAAATCCTATAGAGTGAGTTATAGGATAAGGAGTAGGAGGGTGGGGGGCAACTGGGGCAGCCCCTATAAATATAGGCTTATTTTGTACCAACACACTTTTAGTCGGTATTCCTGTAATTTTACCCTGTCCCGGCGCCGCTGTTCCGGTTATGTCGCAAAAAGGTGCTACTCCTGGCATAATTTTACCCCAATATTACTTTTTTATCTGGTACCTTAAGTCCAGTTGTTGCTTCAATATACTTACTTTTAACTGCTTCGTCAGTTTCAGCTATTAAAGTAACGTTCTGAGTATTTAGTCTTACCTGACTACGCGGATTTACAGTAAACATACTAGGTATTAAACCTAATGATCCTTGTCCGTTTGGACCAATACTCACTGGATCCTGCAGTAGAACTACAGGCAATTCAATTTTAACTACCTTTCCTACTAGCTCTTCACCACTTGTTAACTTAAATGTAAAAATTTCATCTACAACTAATTCCATTTTATTTTGCCTCATTAAAATATTTCTTTAGATCGTCACTACCGCCAATATACTGTCCATCAATAAATATCTGCGGCACTGTACGTGCGTTCGGTACAGCTTCCAATAATTGCTCTCTGTTCCAACCAAATCCTACTCTTCTTTCTTCTACTTCATATCCTTTAGTTTCTAATAACTTTTTTGCTATCACGCAATTTGGGCAATCAGGTTTGCTCCATACAACGGCTTTCATTTTATTCTCCTTATTACTTTATATATTATAGTGACGGTAGGTCGTCATAATTTAGTTGATCACTCATGACACCAATCACATAGTTGGTGCTTTCGTTTTCCTGCAATGCTGTTTGCTTTTTGCTAGTATCACTATGCTTGTTAAACCAAGGAATGGGTGTGATCTTTGGT